GAGTCTATGGCTTCGCCAACCTCTAAACCTCCAAATAGACGCAATAGATAGTCAGTACTATCGATTTTGTCCTTACGAAGAAATATATCTTTTAAGATCTCATTGTTATTTGCAATCTCAGCCAGTATTCTTAAGGCTGAATATGTGTTTTTATTCGTAGGAATTGTAGTATCCCCTACTTTTATCAAATAGATAGATGATCCTCCCCCACCTTCTCCGGGAGAAGAAACTATTTTCAAGGCAACCTTATTACCATTTACCTCAAAAATAACGTCGCTATTTTCTTCATCTATATGATACATATTACTTTTGTGGAATAAGACTGACTGCAATGTTCCTCATCTCTTGAGATGTTACTTTATTCTCAAAGATGGAATACACTAAACTAGCAGCCATATAGCAGATAGCTTGCGATACAGGTTCATTCTGATCAATATCTAAGTCTGTACCAAGGGTATATTTCGCTTCATACACGAACATTTCTAATTTAGAATCAGACTTTGCAGAGTATAGCATTAGTACTCTATTACCAGAGTTATTATATCCCATTATGCACACAGGTTTGTAACTCCCAGCCCTTGTATAAGAGTTGCATTGCCGTTTATATTCCTCTGAGTTTAAATCAAAAGCTACAATACAAGTTCTCTTCCAATTAGAAAGTTTGATCGCAATCAAAGAGGCAAAATCATCAGGAACAGGTATAAGACATTTCCCCTCACTATCCGAGGTCACAATAGCATCAGAAGAAACACCATTTTTCTTATTGACACATCTAACAGGAGAATTCATTTGTACCAAACTTACAGCATCTGGTATAACCGCTTTTATATACTCTTCAATTTTGACCGTATCTTCGGATAGGAGAGAAAGAGTCTCTTCCTCTCCTATTTCATTGAGTATCGCTTTGACTTTACTTATGATTTCCTGTTCAGTCATTATTATTTCCAGTTAGGGAATGAAATACCAATTGCAGCAGCTTTAGCCTGTATTGCAGCTTTATTTCCAAGATCAGCAAGAGGGATATTATAAGGCTCACCCATTAAGATGTCTTTCGCTTGCTGCGAATTCTTCACATCTGGATACACCCCAGCACCTTCACTTGTTTCACCAGATTCTGATATATCAGAAGTAGTATTTTGCCCTATACTTTCCACAACAACCTTACCAGACTTCTGAGTTCCTCCTCTTTGAACTTGCAAGGTACCCGTATCTCGAATCAAAACAGATTCTACCTCTTTGATAACCCCTGCTTTAAATTTAGGAGAATTTTCAATTGCTTGCTGAATTACCGGATTTGGGGTTGTGAATGTAGCAGGGACAATACCAGCAGTCGTTAAAGACCCATGACGGAAATCAACACGGATATGCCCTGTACCCATAGGAAAGACACAACTTTGTTCTATCATTCCATAAATTGCGTATTTTTTCTTATAAATCTTCATATCATAAAAATTATAGGACGGAGCAATACTCCGCCCTTAGATTGTCACAGAATCAGTTTTGAGCGTAAATTACACCCGAATATTTCTCCCAGGAAGTACCATTATACTGATAAATATCACCAGCCTTTGAAGCGGTAATACCGGCACAAGCAACAGTTAAATAAATGACATCATTCAACTTCGGATTTTCAGGTGCGTCAGTAGCGTTACTCCAATTAGTGATAGCAGAAGCACCGGGAATATTATCACCATCAATATCCTCACCATTGACCCAGATATGAGAATAACCTTTCAACGCCAAAGCGTTGATAGAGATAATAGCTTTTCTCTTAGCCTCTTCACCCTCAATCTTTTCAGAACTGGTTTCTTCGTTCTTGATATAATAGCGAACGATACCAGACATATCAAGAATACCACCACTACAAGAATACCCCAGATAATCCAAAGTCGGTTCATGTTTCAAATAGAAATCTCCAAACACGGTGTGAAGTTTCGTACATGAGAATCCCCATTGCTGATCGGAAGTCATTGTGATATCCTTATGCTTGGTAAAATCAATATTCTGAATTTGTTCCAGCAAATCACGTCCCATAAGCCACCATGCTTCCTTAGAACAGTTCTGACCTGTGAACTTCAATTTTGCCAAAGCAATAATATCAGCAAATGTCCACGGACCGATGTGTTCATACTCACGCTTAAATTGCCAACGAATACCTTCGGTAGTATATACCAACTGACGCCCCATTTTGCCACGATCAACCATCAATTTGCCCTTATGGCTCACCCATAAAGAACGATTATTCTTTCTGCGGTGTTGCTTAATCATAGCCTCAGCAATTTGAGCTTCGTTAAAAGGAATACGTTTCTTTTGAGCATCAAAATAGTCAGATACTACCTCATTCATGATAGTCTTCTGTAGATATACTCGTTTAGGGGTCGGGAATACAACATCAGGAGCAACTTCCTTCTGAGTTTCGGCACATGCATTCGTCAAAATGACGATTTCTGTACCCTTGGGAATTGAAGGAATTTTGCAATAAGCATCCCCTTCATTCGTCTTCGGGCCGTTAATTGCCATAACAATGGGTTTACCACTCGAATCTTTTCCGGTAATAAACAGCATAAGATCCACTCCCTTGATTTCCGTTTTTCCATCTTCGGTATATCCGTTGACTCCTTTCACCAACACCGTACCATTTTCCTGGAATAATCCACGATCATCCGAAGGGACACTGATAGGAGCTTGCTGGTCACCAGCAGAAGTATAATCTTCAGTAGTGAATACAGAAGATTTCTGTTCATCGATAACAAAGTGGTCCACTTCAAACCCTGTAACGCGAACTTTCTTCTTGGCTTTACGCATAATACCATCCAAGACGGTTTCATCCGTACCAATTAAGAAAATGTCATCATCAATATCCGGTTGAATAAGATTTCCACCACCAACACCTCCTGTAGCATCCGACACTCCGGAAACAGTTGTAGGACTACCTGGCAATTGAGTAGGTTCACCAGCATTACCTGGAGATGGTGTTGAGCCAGGGGTAATTACGGTAGCATCAGCCATAAGGACACCGCCACCAACAAAGACGCAAATAAGCGTCAGCATGACGGAAAGTACCGTCCATTTCTCTTTCTTCAAAAAATTAATTACTTTCATTTCTCAAAAATTATAATAGTGAATAATTAAGCATTTAATGCAGTCTCAACAATGGAGTTTCTTTTACGCTTATTAGGATTGCCCGGAACACTCGTTATCCCTTTAGGTAGTCCGTCCCCACGTTCTTCCTTCAACTTATTGATATTCTCATTACGTCCCTGCACAACACCGGCGGCCATAGCATCCTGCGTGTCTTTATCGTAATTCAGACCTTTATCCAAGAAGTCGCATATTTCACGGGAATAACTTCCTGACATAATGGGAGAAATAACATTCGTCCAAACCTTATCAAGAAATTCTTCAATATCATAGCCTTTCTCTTGGCACCACCCCTTCACAATAGGCATACTCTTTTCAAGGTTATCGTTGTATTCCTTTTTACTGGCCTCCATCGCCTCCATTTCCTGCTTACGTTCTTCCTCAGCCGCCAGAATATCATCATATTCCGGAGTACCTTCTTCAGCAGTTAGCAGATCCTTTCCAAAATAGCGAGCCATTGCATTACCGGCACCGCGTTTCTTGTTTACAATATCGGCAAGCATCTGGGCCAAACGAGGATCTTCTTGCAAAGCTTCGGCAAGTTTGTTGCGTTGTTCCTTATTTCCGTTGATATATCCCATCAACATTTCAGCCGAAGACTCATCATCATCTGCATTATAACCGGGAATTTCGTCTGTAAGAAGTGACCTTAACTGATCCCGTTTTGTTGGAGTTTGAACCTGTTCGGTGACCGGAACTGATTCCGTTTTGTCAACCACCGTTTCATCCTTCTTTTCTTTAATATCTTCCATAAGCAAATTCTTAAATTGTTTGATGCACAAAAAAAGCACTAAAAAGGGAAACATGACCTGCGTTTTTACAACTAAAAGCTGCGTTTTTAGTAAAATCGCAACTTTTAAAGTATTACTTTAATTATATTTGCATAAAACATTATTATAATGGATGATATATTTAGAGAAATAAGAGATAATTCTATAAGAGAAGCATACTTTGATGCATTGAAAAGCTTACGAAAAAGTATGCCTTATATTTCAACCGAAGAAATTATTCAGGAAGTTATGAAGAAAGAGGCACCTCGTTTTTTCATAACTTATGATAATGCGCGTAGGGTTATATCACTTATGCATCGTGGAAAACCTATCAAAGTTTCCAATGAAAATAAATTGTGTATGTATAAAGACTTATACGCCAGATTTCTAAAGTACAAACAAGAAATGAAGGCGCCAGGTTATTGCGTATTAAAATATATCATAGAACAGCCAGCGCCTTCTTACTACGTGGCAATAGATACAATGAGAGGCATCATTTATAAATCAATAAAGAACAGATAAGATGATATTTATCATTTTCCTTGTATTCATATACTCCATTAGTTTTTATTGCGACACTACGCAATTAGGTATATACAATGGGTGCGAATGGTGGAACTATATTACTTATAGCTTTGTCCACACTAATTTTTTTCATCTAAGTATCAATTCTGCATTATTCTTGTTTTACTGGAGAAGGCTCCGGAACTTCAACCTGTATATAATTATGCCAATAATGGCTATAATTCCTATTCTCTCAGCAATCTTTGCAACCTATCAGGAACCGACAGTTGGTGCCTCAGCAATAGTCTTATCTATGGTAGGCATTATTACAGCCGGCATTGAACGACGTTATATGCCGAAAATCATTCTCCTACTTGCATTGTCATTTCTAACCACGGGCTTATTCGCTCCACATATCAATACGCTTATCCACGTATATAGCTTTCTAATATCATTTGCGGTAAGCCTCTTATCCAGGAGGTTTATATATGACCGTAAATGAAATAATACAGAAAAACAGAGAACGGCTTGCGATCATACGAAGTCCATATAATCCGATAACCGGCGAAGGATCAACATCTATTCCCCGGAAAAAGGTCTATATAAAAGACTGTCCTATTGAAGAAATGTATCTTCCGGAACAATTCGCGGAAACCGGTTTTGTGCAAAAGCTCATTGAAATTGGATTTAATGGATATATCAAGTTCATCCTCAAACAGGGCATATCGGATAAAATAAGGAATGAGCTTTGGACATCTTTTTGCCAGGAACGAATTGATTATGACTTTGAATACTGGGCCTATTCATGTATTCAGATATCGGCGAAAGGAAAAGGAAAAGACATAGCATTTTTACTTAACCGGGCACAAAGATACTATTTAAAAGAACTGGAAAAGCTTCGCATTGCCGGTGCCCCTATCGACATTATTCTGTGTAAAGCCCGTCAATGGGGCGGTTCCACGCTTACCCAGCTTTATATGTTGTGGATACAGCTTATACATCGTTCCAATTGGAATTCTGCTATCTGTGGGCACATTGAATCCGCAGCCCGGAATGTATCTGGTATGCTTCAAAAAGCAGTCGACAATATGCCTGCATGGGCAACGGGCGGTATCCGCCTAAAAACGAATCCATATCAAGGCTCACAGAAGACGCGTTCCATCAATACAACGAATAGCCGATATTCTATAGGTTCGGCAGAGAAACCGGAAAGTCTTCGTTCAGAAGATATATCAATGGCCCACTTGACAGAAGTCGGTTTATGGAAAGAAACTAAGGGAAAGAAACCGGAAGACCTTGTACAATCCATATTCGGGTCAATACTTAGCGGCCCCTACACTATCAAGGTTTTGGAATCCACCGCCAAAGGAGTAGGTAACTATTTTCACCGTACTTGGTTGGATGCAGTCGAAGGACGTAACAATTTCACTCCAGTGTTCATTCCCTGGTTCATGATTGATATATATTCAAAACGCATCGATCCAAAAACATACAATGCGTTTATTGCCACCATGACCGAATATGAATACTGGCTGTTTGAGATTGGTGCAACTTTAGAAGCTATCGCTTGGTACAGAGACAAATCGCTGGAATTTAAAGATAAATGGCGTATGTGTTCCGAGTATCCGTCTACGGCCGCAGAAGCATTCCAGAGCACGGGCCGGAGAATATTCCCACAAAAATACGTCGAACAAGTTCGGACAGCCACTCTCCCGCCTTGTTTTTATGGCGAATTTGTGGCAAACGATATTAAAGGTAAGAACGCACTATCTAATATTCGTTTTGAGCACATAGAGCCTACAAAGGACCTGAATAACATCCTGTGGGTATGGGCACTTCCCGACTATACAGAAAAGTATTATGACCGATATGTGGTTAGTGTCGACATTGGTGGTACATCGGAAGCCGCAGACTTCTCGTGTATTAAAGTGGCTGACCGGCTCCCAATGCTGGAAGAAGGTGGGCTACCGGAAATTGTCGCCGAATGGCATGGACATATCGAGCACGACTTATTGATATGGAAAGCTGTACAGATAGCGGCTGCATACGGAAATGCCGTGCTTGTAATTGAAAGCAACACACTTGAAACAGAAGGAACCGAAGGAGATAATTTCGACTACGTACTGGATGAAGTGGTAGAGTACTACGATAACCTTTATTCTCGCACATCTCCTGAGCAAATTAAGCAGGGGTTACCGGTTAAATACGGTTTCCATACCAATCCCAAAACTAAGCCGACAATCATTAATTTCCTCAAATCTGCTATGCGTGACTTTCTGTATATCGAACGTAGCAAACCTACGACCTTTGAGATGGATACCTACGAACTTAAAGAGAATGGTAAGGAAATGGGCGCTGCCGAAGGTTGTCACGACGACTATCTTATGGCAACAGCCATCCTTGTATATGTATGCTACAAATGGCAACTCCCGCGAATTAGGCGGGAGTTTAAGCGAACCCAAAAGACACGTATTGTTAGTGAGGCCTCCATTTAAGCTGCATGTTGCACCATTCCGTCTTCAGGAGATGCAAACGCATCATTTCCGGCACGTTGCATAAGCGCGTTGCCTTGCGGCATTATTTCTCCAGGAACACCCCCCATTGCCTGTTGATTCATTAAAGCCTGCTCGTTTCGCTTGATAGCTTCGAGTATCTTTGTAGCAAACGGATAAGAGCAATTCTCCAACAATGTCTTGACATCAATCGCATTCCGTTCAAAGAGTTGCATCAAGAAGTCATTCTGTAGCATCTGGAATGATGGAGTATTAGTGCCCTCAGTGATTTTCAAATCAATCTGTGCATTCTGAACTTTATCCGGATCATAGTACTTTGCTTCTTCCGAATAATCCCTCCCAGACAAATCAATGTGTCTGGCAGAAGTATAATATTGCTGGATGGTTTGCATAACCATATAATCCCTTCTCTTACGGAATGAATTGAACGATTCAAACATTCCTTTCAGATTCAATGAAGAGTTCTGAACTTGTTGTGCGTACAAACTTGCGGCTGTGCCTGCACTTGGCTGTTTACCTTGCATAGCACTATTCACGCCTGAAATATCATTGATGAGCTTCAACTGCAAATTCAATAGTTCATAATCACCGGCAACAGCTGCCTGACCATTATATTGCTGAACGACATTACTAAGATTCTGACCGTTTTTCAGGTTACAGAACAGAACTCCATTATACCGCACATATTCGTCGATTATTTCTTCGCGAGTCATACTTTCAAAAGCCGATTCATCAACAATCAATACACCTTTGGAAGATGAACTACGAATGAAATCAATCAATGTCATTGTTCGGTTGATAGCACGTTGCTGGTCTATGAAATCCTCTACATAATTGAAGACCTTTCCCTGTATCATTGGGTATACATGGAAAGCATAGTTATGCGAACCATGCCAATAAGGGCTCCGGCCTTCTTGAAGAATGTCTCCCCAAGGGGACATGTACCGGTAATACCAATACTGTTCATTGCCATACTCATATTCGATCAACAATATGTCCTCCGGCAAAACACCATGAGCAAGCGCCTCATTCGTTCGCCGTTGATTCTCCCAATCAATTTCCTTCTTTTCATTCAATCCTATATAGTAGAATGTACCTTTCAGTGTATCATGACAGAAGTATGCCTCTCGGCTCTCCAACCTCCACCCAAAGATAACCCGACACAAATCAGGACGAGATGGGGTGTAGAAATCTAAATCTTTCGTTTCCCTTCCCTGCAAACCATCATAAGTAAGATATGTGTCGCTCACACGATATATGTTCTCTATCCACTCTTTATCAGCCCGGCTTTTAGCAAATAGGGAAACAACCTTATCGAGTGGCATATCATACACTTCACCGATACAATTCAAGTCCCAGGTACGGACATCCTCAATATTCGTATTGAAAAACATACGCGCTGGATTACAGCCATAAACCCAAACATCATTCATCCGTTTAGCCGGGTTCCAGCCATATTCCACACGCTGGCCCACATAGCCACCACATAACATTAATCTGAGACTATCAGAGTCCAACTCCCGAATTTCATTAAGATCATGGACATATTCAACCGCAATACTCATCATCTCTCCGATTTTGGCCTCTTTCTGATCTCGAACTGTACAGATAGACTGAGTTACATTATTACGAAACTGCCCGTCAATATTTTTAAGAATGGGACTAATCATATTGTTTTTCAATGGAACCTTACCATTCTTTTTGATTAAGTCCGCTTCTCTTATCATCAAATCCGTTTCCGGGTCTTTAATATAATCTCCCCACTGGTCCTCATAAGCGTACATCACACTACGGCGCATCTTTTGACGAGCCTCATCCAATGAAGCCCAATATTTACTGAATTCATCCAGAATATCCAGATGCTTCTCGTTACGTCTCTGTTCACGAGAAGCATCTTTCTTACGTACTGGCTTTACATTTCTATTCAAAAACTTATTCATAGCAACACATTTTTCACAAAAGTAAGACAGTTAACTCATTAGGTAGTTGTTGATTTACAACAAAAGCTACTTAACGCTCCGAAGTTCTTCCACTATTTCTGTTTTAAGAAGGTTCAGGGCAGTCTCATACGCTTTTCGAGTCTCCCTATCCGTTTCCTCTTTTATCAAATCCTGATATGATTTTACTCGTTTCTGATATTTCTTTAATATCGAGTAACGTTCATATTCAGATGAGTTCTCCAATTCTTTCAACTTCGCTCTATACTGTTCATTCCCAGTCTTTATTTCTTTTTTATAGCCGCGAAGTCTGTTCTCAACGACCTTATACTCGCCTAAGTAATTAAAGTATGCCTCATTTACACGACTGAAAACATTTCTTTCATCGCCACCACTCAAGAACCGGTTTAATACAGGAACACTCCGCCACATTCTTTCATCTTCGTCCCAAATCATTGAAACTGTCTTTCCTACCTGATTTATGGTTTTCCCCAATCCTCCAAAATAGCTTTCAAAGAAATGTTCAAGAATTGCCGGATTCATATTTAATAGCCCTCTATCATATTTATCACCACCCGTTACTTCATTCAGTAATTTGGTAGAGGAAACAAGAGCCTTAGATGTGCCGGCATAAGCTTTAGTCCATTCTGGCATAAGTTCATTGAAATTATCTTTGTAAATGGGTTTACCAAAGAAATTTTTATTCTGCGCCACCTGATAAACCGGTTTACCAGCATCAGGCATTAGATTGCCAACAACAGTACCAACTATATTTTTCGTTGGTGTGCCTTTGGGAATATTCCATTCTCCACCACCAAATGGGTTAATTGGCAGTAATTCGGTAAATTGCCCCATCAACTCCATTCCAATATTGCGATTATCCCCTTTACCTTCCATATAAGAACGGAATAATTCGCCAGCCCCGTAAAAAGCACGCAATTCGATTGGTATTGGAATAGTAAGGAACTTATCACCGCCTAACCAGAAACAGAAATTATTCTTCCTTACCCATTCTGGCAGATTTTCATAGGCGTCCTTATCATCATCACCACCAAACATACCAATGAGTAAGTTATTTATGATAGGCAATATTACCCCAGCCGCAGTAAATCCGCCAACTGCAGCAGAAAAACGCTTTGGATTAGCCTTTGCTAAATTCGCAAAATTAGCCAAACTTTGTACAGCAGCATTGAAAAATAAGAAAAGAGACTTAAATGTAGTAGCGCCCAAGCCACCAGCTCCTTTTTTATTGAAATTCACCGTAACTTCTTTTGCATCACTAACACTTCTTGAAATACTCCGTCCCATTTGCCGGCTCGTCATATAAGTAGTGAAACGACTTACATCTTCAGCGCATCTATTACCAAACTCAGTCCATTTTGCCATAAACTGGAAAGCAGGTACAATCCCCATTGTTGTAGGTACGGTAACTTTACCTGGTTTAACTCCAAATATCCGTCCCAAATCGACAAGGCCTTTAGCATCCATAATTGAACGCTCTATCATCTTTCGATGTTCTTCTACACTATGTAACGCCGTGTAGCCTGTTTCTCCACCATTTTTAAGAAACTCCGAAAAATAACGTTCCAATTCATTATTCAGGTCGAGAGAGTTCTTCTCAGACTTATATAATAATTCTCCAAGTCTTAACCCCAGTCCATTTTTAATTAGATTCCTTCTAAAACGACTTGAATACTTATGATCTTCCTTAATAGTTATTGCGGAAGTGGAAAATATCACATCTCTTGCCAAATTGCTAATTACAAAAGCCGGATTTCTGGTCGTAAAGTTTGCAGCCATTTGCCGATTGATGCGCTTAACCAAGTTTACAAGTTTATGGGAACCACTATCTGGATTTGTCAAACCATTCATAGCCTGTGCCGCCCTTGGATTACCATTGATATAAACAGTGTATTCAAGACCATCCTTCTTTACTATGACCATGTGCTGCCTTTGTTCTCTGGGCAATGCCCTATATGGTACCTCTAACCGTCCTTTGCGAGCCAGTCCTTCTCTTGCAAGCTCTACCATTCTTCTTTCAAATTCTTCGACTAAAACAGCCACTTCCTCCCCTGTTGCGTCTTCCGGTATCTCAGGTAGAGCTTGCTGCCATTCATCTCGCACCCCATCATAGGTATACCACATTTGCTTCACTGTAGCAAGGCTTGTTGGATGATTAATAACCATTGCCAGGAATCGTTGTTTCATAAGATTCCTATTCCCCTGCATGATGGCACTTTCGGCCATATTAGCTATTGTTGCCAGCGGATCGTCAGCCTCAGACACCCGACCTTCCATTTTCTTCACAGGTACATTGAATATTGGACGTTCTTCCATGATATAATCATAAACATCTGCTGCAGTATCCTCTTTCCAGCCTCGTAGTGGAATATAATACTTGAACATAGTACTAACTTTCTGATAAACATCTTTTGTCATTAAGCCGCACTCATAGGTCTTTTTGAGACTTTCTTTTGTTGCAGCATTAATCTTTTCCCAAAGAACAGTAGTATCATTAGCTTCTTCAAAAGTGGATACTAACTTCTCAGCCTCAGTAGTAAAATTCTCTTTCTCACCAGTAAGAGAAGACAAGCCGGAGAAGTCTTTTCCACGAGCCTCAAAATATGCATCCTCTGCAGCTTCTTCCATCTCGGACTTTAAATTATCTCGCTCCTCATCAAAAGTTAACCCATCAATACCACCATTGGCCAAAAGTTTTTCCAAATCATTAAGCTTTTCAAGAAATGGCTCCTTTGCTTTCTCCGCAGCACGTTTGGCAAATTCTTCATTTCTTTCAAGACCATGTTTAGCTTTCAAATAATCCAATATATCGTCATACTCTACCCCAGTCTTTATTAGTTTGTTCACTTCTGACATTATCGGATCAAAGAAATTCATTTTATAAAATTCCTGTTCAAATGAATTCCTACTGCTTAATTGATTTTCGGCCATATAAGCATTTTCATAATCTGCAATAGGTTTATCTGTTTCCTTTTCAAGTGCTTCTTGCAGAGTTTTCAACCCCAGCATACTATCTTGATACGCTTCTTGATACTTATACATCTTGTCCAAAGTACGGCTCTCATACAAATTCTTAGCTACATCATTCTCAGTAGTTGCATTATCACTCCTATACTTTTTCCGAACCGGCGTCTCTCGGTAATTACCAACTTTCAATTTATATCGCATGGACATATCCTTAGCGAAAGAATCTGCCGAGCGTCCTTCGGTCTTCAATTGATAGGTTCTCCAAAGCATATATCGTAAATCTCCATCATTCAATCTGAAACCAAGTTTGATTTTAGCTCGATGAAACATATCTGTGAACAAAGACTTAATTGTTCGCAAGAAACCTTTTTCACGTTCAAAACCTTTTTCGGCCAATTCAGCAAGATATTCCTCTGTGGCTAAATGAAAATCGTACTCACGCTTAATTCCAAGTTCAATGATCTTTCTTCTCGTAGCCGGAACAGTATTTTCAAAAACCTTATCAATGAAACCATCATACTGTTCCCCAAACACTTCATTTAATCCACGGTGCCCAATAACCTCATGTAAAACTGTAGCCTGTACGTCCTCAACATTTGTTGCATTGGGAAGATAAACGGATATTTCCCCTGTTTCCAAATCAGACCAACCCTTTACCATTTTTTCATTTGAACGGACATCACTTGGTAAATCGTCAAACCTCCGAACGATGTTTACCGGGGAATGAAGTGCATTAGATAATGCATTGATTGCTGAAACTATTTTGTTCTCTTTTCCTTTGCGAATCAAATTTGATACACGGTTTGAAATACGATATCTCATCTTATCTATTAATGAAATCGATTCTTCATCAAAAATCACGTAATTCTTATCTCCGCGTTTTGCATTGCCAAAATTCCGACCAGCATCATATATAATCCCATCAAAACCTGTATCCTTAATAAGCATGGATGCTTCCTTATATATATCATTCTGCGGTATCAAATTACTATTAGCAATCTTTTGGGCAACAGATATGGCTGAATCATATAGAACACCTCCAAAAATACTATTTGTATCCATCATATCAGTCCGTTCCTCCTCAGCAATGTCTTTTCCATATTTGTCAGTAACAATATTTAGAAATCGATCTACGACATTGGGTTCTAATACTCTATCCCAGTCTAATAGTTTGATATTGTCGGGTAAGGATACTTCATAGAGATTTTTATTACTTTTTGTTATTTCAGTCTTGGTGCGGGTATTAGTAGCTAATTCCAAGTCCTCTTTTGCATCCTTCCATTCTTTACTATCTTTACCAAAGATACGTGCAGCATCCCTTAAGAACCTTTCATGTTCTTCAATGACCATAGTTCTCGCCTTGTCATAATCTATATCAGCATCAAGAGCATAATCATAGGTTTCTACTTCCTTCATACTTTTCTCTGCATTAAGAAAAGCAGAATCTTCAGCATACCATTTAGCTATATCTTTTGAAGAAGTAAAATATAATCCCCAGCCAAAGGCTTGTGTGCCTTGACCTGTTCCAACTTTATTTATATCAAATTTTTCAAATTGTACACCACCACCATGATATACTATTCTATAGCGTTTATTACTGTCATTATCTGATTTTGCTTTTTCTTCCAATTGTTTTTTCAAGCCCTCAACTTCCTTTTCAGCAGCTTTTAATTCATCTTCGCGTCCCCACGGAGTATTCATTGCTTCCGTTAGTCCTTGGACCCTCTTTTCATAGGAAGCTATCTTCTCATCAATATCAGACAAGTTTTTCTCCACGGCCTTCAACTGGTGCTCAATACTTGACATCAAACCTTTACCACCATTGAATTGGCGTCCTTCGACAATATGTTCATTGCCAGCATACAGTTCATACACCATCCTACCCTCATTGAAATGGACAATGACTTCCGCCTTACTATTATTCAACATTATCTTCAGAGGCGCTGTCCCACGATTAAGGCTATATGCATCTTCATAAGAGGCAATAACCGGCTCTAATGCAGGTCCAAATTTCTCCGTGTAAGTTTCACCGTCAACTGTAACATTCTCAACGCCATCAGGAAAATACTCACTTATAGTCTTATAAGCACGTTCATATACTTTCTTCTGACCTTTATCATGGATAATTCGATTTCTGGTATACTCAATACTCTCAGCCATGCCACTCTTACTGTTTGCATCACTTCGTTTTAAATTACGTAGTTTCTTTAATAAATTCTCAGCAACAAATAGAAGTTGAGCCGTCTTATCACCAGACAATGTAGCTGCCATCTGGTTAAATGTCATTCCGCTGGGGTCCTCATCATCCTGTTCTTCCATAATACGGCCAGAAACATTACCTTTCATCATTTGATTAATGAAGTTCTGTTTTATTCTCAGGCGGTCATAAGCCGTAGCATCCAAAGTTCCCTGAACACCATAGGTCACTACATTTACAGGTTTGCCCCACAGAGCATAATTATTGCCTTGCCGAAGGATTCTACCATTCCTTTGCTCAAAGTCCATAGGACGTACTGGAGCATCAATATGATGCAAACCATATAGGCGATCCTGAACATTAACGCCTACCCCCATTTTCTCAGTACTGCCAAGTAATATACGAACATCACCAGAACGTACTTTCTCAAACAAACCTTTCCGACGTTCACCATCATAGTTATTAATGATAGCAATTTCGTTGGCAGGTATTCCCTGGACTATCAGTTTTTGTTTTATGTCCTCATAAAGATTGAAACGGGGAGTATTCGGATCATAGTCAAACAAATCCATTTTGGGCTGTTCCCCGGGAGACTGATAACTATCACAGAAAATAAGTTGTGCCCCTTTATCTGCATTACTTTCATTATAGAGTTTTACAACATTTGATACAACCTGATTAGTCTTACTATTGGGGTTATCCGCAAATGAAGGATTAAGCAATCGGAGATCAATCGCCGCTTGTTTTGCTTTAGTAAAGACAACAAGAGGAAGTGCGCTCATTCTTCTTTTCTCTTTGCCACTCATTTTGCTGAAGCTTTCCAACTCACTTATAAGAACCTGCATTACGTCTTCCAGGTCTTCGTTTTTATCAATGACAATATTAGTCATCGCCCCGCCCCGGAGTTTTGGAATACTACTACTTTCCTTAAACTCCTCCACATCTTCCGTCAAAACGACATCGGCATGACTACGGAAAGCTTTCACCAGTTCCGGTACATTTACATAGCTCTTAAAGCGGTCCGCAATTTTGAAGTTTCCAGTAGCCGTAAACTCAAGAGAAGGTTCCACCGTACCGAATGTTGTTGCAAATTCATCAAAAGTCTGAATGCTATAAGCTTCAAGAATGTCAGGAGCAACAAAATTCATCATAGTCCAGACTTCTGCCATCGTATTCGTTATAGGAGTACCGGTGGCCAGAATTACATTACGGCCGTTATTCTTCTCCTGAACCCATTTGGCCTTTAATAACAAGCTGTTTGCACGTTGGGATGCAGTGGTATCAATACCTTTAACATTGCTCATCTTACTGGCAAAACCTATTTTCTTATAATTATGAGCCTCATCGATGAACAATGCATCTATGCCCATTTGCTCAAAGGTAAGCACATCGTCAGTTCTCCGATCAAGCTGGCGCTCCATTTTTGTTTTGATACGATTCTCAGCCTTGGCCTTATCTTTAACAGAACGTTTTTTAGGTTTCTCAACTCCCTCAAATTGGTCCTTAAGGCCAGCTACTTCCTTTTCTAATCTGCGCCTCAAAGATTCATTCTCAGTCGCTTCAATAACTCTCTCATACTCATCTATCTTCTGTTGAATGAGTTCTTTCTTTCGCCCTTCATCATCCGGTATAAATTGCATAAATGATTGAGGAATGATAATCGCATCAAAATCCCCCGTTGCAATCAGATTAAATAAACGTCTACGATTATCTGCACTTCGTTCGTCTTTCCCAGGAGCCAAGACATTAGCACCTGGATATAGTTTATAGAAGTCTTTTACAAAATCTTCCAATGTGGCATTTTGAACAACAATCATAGGTTTTCTGGCAATTCCCAAACGCCGCATTTCCATCGCCGTAGTAATCATTGTGAAGGTTTTGCCTGTACCTACTTGATGAGCATACAAAGTGCTTTCCCCCAAACTACGCTGTACAGCTTTCATCTGGTGAGCACGCAATGTTATTCCTGTGTTAGAATTTGGATAATGTTCAAAAGCTGGCAAGTCATATTCCTTCAGGCGGAAATTATTATACTTGTCATTGTAAATCCTCTCCAATTCTTTATGAAGCGGTTTCTGCCCGTCAATGTATTCAATGAATTTATCAGAGATTTCCATTACCTTCTCGGCAGCGGCTTGTGTCTCCGCCTCATTGACGACACGTATCTTTTGCTCCCCGTTTTTTATCTCATCATAAACTTTCGGTTTCCGTTGATTCAATGCAGCTTCAAACAAATCAATCGTTCCAAGCCGGTCAGTTTTATATATGCCGGCTTTTGCATAATCTGCTACACTAATAGATTTGCCTGTGACATATTCATTTAATACTGAAACAAAATTCAATCCAGTATCCGAAAGCCCTAAGACATCCTCCGCAAACTTATCAATGAACTCAGCAGGTATCCACGGTGTACCAAGACGATAACTTATATCACCAAAGCGTATCATTTCAGGTTGGACATTGATAAGTTCTTCCACATTCTTTTCAAAAGCCGGGTCACGTTCCGCCGCTGTTCTCGCCTCTTCCAGTTTTTCTTTAACATTACCGGAAAGATATGTACCCCTATCTACTAAGTCACCAGTCAAAGGGTCACGGTATGCCACTCCATCATGCAACATATCATCAATAACTTCTTCCTCACTCTTCGCTATTAGTTGAGAAATATATGGGATATCTATAGCACCACGATAGGAACGGCTGATGTTTACAGCATCCTGCAAGTTATCCGCTTTAGATGGTTCTTTCACAGGATAGCTAACGCGTTTATCCAAAATGCCTTTACCTTTGGTTATTTGGTAAACAGATGATTTACCTGTAGCAGATGGTACTTTCGTCACGTTTTCTAATGATAGAGGAAGGTAGCGTTCAAAGTCTTCTACGAAAACATTATCTAATGCTTTGTTACGATTGAGTGTACCGTATTTTTTTGCAAAAGCATCATACTGTTTATTTAGCTCTTTCCTTATAGGTTCAGGGTCTATATCTAAGCTCTGTTCCGCAGCAATAAGTTTCTTTAGTGTGGATTTAAGATCATTGTAACTCTGTACAGCATCTACCGTTTTCTGCAATTTACCGTTGTAGGTAAACGTTTCTTTTACGGGAACTGGTTCTAAAACCCCACTCATGGCAACATATATCTTTCCATCTTTAACGGTCAATGTTCCATCTTTCTGGGTGGTTTGTTCTTTATCCTTGACCACAGCACTATTCTCTACCTTTCCCAAAATATTTTCCGGTAACTTTCCGATAGCTTCACTAAGCGCTTGAGATAAGTCCAGACCAGACCGAGCCTTTAATGTCTGCGAAGCTCCACTATATAAGCCACCACTACCAGCATCAAATGCCGTCATCATTTCTCCCAGCATCATTTCAGGACGGGCAGCAAAATATTCATTAATCATTATGGGTTTCGTCCGCTTCTCGCCTTTTTCTTCATAGGTACCCTCTCCCACAGGAGTAGTGGAAATATAATTCACGCCATTAGCCACCTCACCTGCTTTTCTCTTACGGAATACTAGGATATCAGCCGTAACACTCGTACCTGCATTTTTTTGGAAAGCATCATTGGGCAAGCGTATAGCTCCAACCATATCAAAACCATTACCGGTAACAAATTCACGGAACCGGCTGTCAGCACCATCCATAGTTGCAGACGACGTAATAAATACTCCTAAACCATTTTCTTTCAGTTCAAGTAATCCCTTTGCTATAAAATAATTATGAAGATTGTATGCCCCACCAAGCTTTTTCCTAAGCGACTTATCCAAGAACTTATCATAAGGAGCATCTTTACCAAAAGGCACATTGGTAATAACAAGATCCTTACTTTGTGGAGCAAACTCCGTCTCATAGCCCTGTACCTTTGTATTAGCATCTGGATATAATGCTTTACTTATCCTCCCAGATAAACTGTCAATCTCAAAACCGCTGATTTGAGAATTTTCGGCAATACCTTTAGGCATCAAACCAAGAATATGCCCCACTCCCATGGCTGGTTCACTTATCATTCCACCGGTAAACCCTACGCGTGTAGCAATGTTCCAAAGATTTCGGATTATAGGTTCGGGAGTATAATGCGACGTAGTGGTTGATTGGATCGCACTTCTAAATTCTTCAGGAGAGAGTAATTCTTTTAGTTGCTTGTAGTAAGGGAGGTACTTCGCGTTCCAGTTGGCATCGGCAATCCAAGAACGTTCACTGGCTTTAAATTTATTTTCATCTAATGCGTTAGCCAATCCTCCCCAGCCTACATAACGGGCTAACTTTGCTTTTTGCTGTTCCGTAGCCGGCTTTCCGCTATTCTCCACTTCTCTAAGTGTACGGATGGCATCAATGTTTGCCTTTAATTTGGCAACATCACCGGCAGGAACATCAATGTGGTTCTCACCGAAATTATAGTTATTTCGATTTCGTTGAACTTTTACAGAAGAGACGACGCGGCCTGTTGACTCAGGTATTCTTCCGCTTCTGTCCGTGTCAGGCACATTATGTCCATGCACGCCTGTATCGTTTCTTCGCCGTTCAGTTCTGACAGCTTCTTCCCGTGTTTTTCCTCCCATGCTTCTATCCGTATCCGGATTTCGCTCTTCGGAGTTTCTTTGTTCGCCATGATCTTCTAAATTTTGATTAAACAAATCCTGCATCTCGGCAGGCTTATTACTTTCACTCTTTTGCGAAGATACCGTATTCTCAGATGATTTCCTATTATTTGACTTACTTTCTTTGGCAGGCAATGTAGCTTTATTTATGGGCTCTACAGCCTTATCAAATGATTCAGTATCAAAGTCCTTCACTGCATGGTATTCATCCATGTCCTTCTGAAAGTCTTCCATACCCGGGAACTGGCGTGCACCCTCATAGAAAGATTTCAAATATGGACGAACGGCATCGCCAACATCTTCAATCATTCTTTGAGCAAAATCTCCGAATTTCCTGGCACCAGCTTCAATATGATATGCCGCCATCTCCGCTCCGATGGAAAACAATTCAGGGTCAAAACCAATATTCATTTGTCCAAGCTTTCCACGAAGTTTATTCTTCAATTCTTCGTATCTATCCTTAGACACCAATTTATTGGAAACCCCATATTCCACCGTGTCGGCTTGTACTACGTCTTCTGACTGTATTTCTGCGATATTATCAACATTTTCTTTTGCAATCTTGTATTCAGCAAAAGGTTTCGTCTTACGTTTTGAAGATTTCACCCACTCATTGAACACCTCTTTTGATACTTCTGTAGTCTTTCCTAAACCTTTCCAACCTGGAGAATAGTTCTTCATGTAAGCCCTCTTTGCTGCCAAAGCAGAATTGAAGCCATACATTACCTTGTGTTCATCAAAGGAACCGTCTTCATTCATCTGGTCAATGACATATACTTTACCACCAGCCGGATTATCCGACAAGAATACGTCAATATGATCACCGTCCACTCCTTCCGTACCACGGATATAACCATAGGTGTTGTTCATGGTTACACTCCACGGCTGGCCATTAGTATCTACCCCCGAGCGTTCACTACCTTTCGGGGTCTCAATAGTAATGTCGTACCCATCAATCTTAATATGCCCTTTCTTATAGTTACCGGCTGACTTCTGTGCTTCAGTTGGGTTAATATCTACTTCCTGTTCAGCATCAAATAAATGCTTAGACTCTGATATTCTATTGGCATAATCCAATACATCTTCCCCAGGTTCCAGTTGGGAAGAAACAAATTGTGCTGGATTGTTTTCTTTCGGGGTAGGAATATTACGTTTGAAATCAGCGTCAATGACATAAACATCACCTTCTGCATCTTTCAATACATTACGTGGGCGCAGATCTGATATGGTAACGTCTCCATTTGAATATTCAGCTTCACCTGTTTTATTGAAGCCAAGAGCCTGCATATAGTTACCAATCTCTTCTGGAGTGGCAAACTCTGCATTATCTATATATTCTTGTTTATATATTGGATAAATGGCACCCCCATTACCGAAACCTGTAAAACCAACTAATTCATACTTTGTCTGCGGAAAAAGCTCATTATGAAGGTCAATGCGTTTGAATAATTCTGGAAGATTCTTACTGTTTACCAAGTTATTCATCTTGTAAACAGCATCGTTTTCTCGATCTAAATAAGTATCATTTTCATTTCCGCTAAGGAATGGTGTACCGAGGTTGGAAAGATTTTGTATAGGAGTCCACAAGCCGCTTTCTTTGGCCTGTGCCTCGATCATTTGATTTACTTCTTGCTGGTGGCCTCTGCCTCTTTCGCTTTCCGATGCATTTCTTGATGCCTCTTCAATTCTTCGTCGTAATTGATAGACCGGTTCTTCCTGTTCGCCAGATATTTCAAGCAACGTTCCGTGCTCTCCTTGTGGAATTGATTCAGATACTTCGTCATTTTCGTTAACTTTTTGATTGTCACCTTGCAAAGATACAGAATTGTCCTCAGAGTTCAAAGTATTGTTACCATTTTCCTGAATAGAAGAAGATGGTTCTACAACAGACAAATCACTGACTGTAGGTTGTTCTGTATTTAATAGCTTCCGCGTATCTATGTTTTCTAATTGTTCATTTGGGATAACTCCGTTATTTTGTTCTTCACCTTCGCTATTCTCTGTTGCAGCAACTTCCGATGTTCCGGGTTCTCCGTGCTGCTTAACTTCTTCTCCAGATAACGGAGATTGATTTTCTCGGCTATCCTCTGCCTGTCTTTCTGTTCCATTGTTATTTTCAATTTGTGAGTAAATGTCATCTAATTCATCAGCAGTAAAACCACCATGATACAGTTCCGGGTTATTCTCTTCCATAGACTGAATTATAGCTTCATCTGCAGCTTCTTCATCAAACTCATTACGGAACTGATCGTATTGCTGAATGTAATCATCTAAAGCCTCATAATAGCTATCGGTGCGCTGCGTATCAGAAGCATCCATATCAGCAGACAAAGCCTCCTCTATTTCATTCTTCTGTTTATCTGTCAATTTATCTATTTTTTGATCCGCCTCTTTCAGTTTGATGTACAACCGACCTGTGTTACTTTCCGGACCACCAACAGGAATACCCATTTCTTTGGTGGCTATCTCACTGAACTTGGAAGATAAAGAGCGCATTGTATCTGATACCTGACTGACATGGTTCGAAGGATGGGTAAGCATGAAATCAACAATATCCTGTTCTGTTACTTCTAAGCCATTTTCACTCAGTTCTTGAGCTATAGCATCTATCTCTTGACCGTCTTTTCTTAACCAACCTTTCGCCAAAGCACCAGTTATCTGATTACGATCTCCGAAACGATTAAAGGAAGAAGTGCTAATCTTTCTACCAAGTAGCTCACGTTGCCACGGCTTCAATGTCTGTTCATGGCTGGCCAGGTCCTTAGCGGCAGAATAAGCACCAAGAACCTCATTGGCATCATCTGAGTTATCAGCAACCCAACTAATATAATCCTCATCAGTACGCACTTCTTCCGGTACCTGTGAAGTCTCCATACTCTCAGAAGTATCTGATTGTTCAGGAACGACGCTCTGGAAGAAAGTATTCAACTCGTCCAGCTCTTTCTTTTTAGATCGTATGAGATCACGTAATTCGACGCGTTCACCTCCGGTTGCTTTTGCCAGGCGAGCATTAATTTTTTCAAGTTCTTCATTCTTCGCAGCGACATCGCCTTTCAAATCCTCAATAGCCACTTCGGGAGAGTCAACAGCACTGGTATAGTCAAACTGTTGCTGTGGTGTCATACTTTTATAGTCAATGCTTCCGTCCTTCTTCTTGGGAAGGGTATCAAGAACCTTTTGTAATCTTTGTTCCGGTGTTTCTTCCTTGACTGATTCTCCCTCAACAGGAACAGACACTTGGTCCGTTTCTTCTTGAATAACTTCAGATTCCAATGGCGTCTCTTCCGTTTGCAGGGTTTCTTCCTGCAAGGGGGCCGGGACAATATCATCTTGCCACATTTCGGACTCTTTCAGACTATAATAATCATCAATACTAATTGGACGTTCATCTCCATTCTCGATATCTATTTCACCGGCATCATTAAGCTTTATGGCCATTACACTTAGACCTGGATCATCCATATTATCCCCCTCTATTAGATAGCGGCTACCATCCATCATAACAGTTTCTCCACGAACAGGTGCAGGAATATCAGGAGAACGGAGGCTTTCTTCTTCGTTAGCGATGAAATCCTGTTCAGCGTTAGCCTCAGCCTGAACAATCATATCATCAATAGGAACCTCGGACAGAACGCTATCAAAGTCCTCAGCCTGCGCCATCTTTCGTTCGCCGGTTTCATCGACATAATAAACTGTCTCGCTTGAATTGTCCCGATCCAGAAAGCCATCCTCACCAAATGCCAGATTACCACCTACAAGATAAACTGGGTTATCGGCAAACTTATACTTAACTTGGGTAACAAAGCCTGTCTCCGGATTACTAATCCTTTCAACATCGGTTATTGCCTGTTCGCGGGCCTGCATCTTTGCTTCTTCCTTTCTGCTGTTGGTATGATCGACGTACTGCGAGAATATCTCTTTTGCCGGAAGATAATCCGCCAAAGCCGAAACCTGTTGTTCATTCAAGTTATTGGCCGATGCAAACTGCCCAAGGTCTGATACCGCATCCAACTGAGAAACAACTTCCTCAGGCAAAAGACTATTTACTTTTCTTTCAGCTCGTTTAAAATTGCGGTAAATATCAATCTTATTTGCTTCAATATCTTCGGGAGTAACGCCAGCAGACACATCTTCATTCTGCACATCTTCAAGTACCTTTTCCTCCTGCATACCCTGTACAGCAAAAACGCGCTCTTTCTTTTCTTCCGGAGATAAGTTTTCATCTGCAAGCGTTCTTTCTATAAAGGCTTTAGTCGTTTCTTGATCGCCTGCATTAATTACTTGATGCAACTCATCAAACAAAGTCTTGTCTTCTTCATTTAAGCCATCTCTAAACCTATGTAAATTCCTCTGAGTAGTATATTTCTCACGTGCCATTCCCCCAAGCCCCAGCAAGCCAAAGGCGGCAGATGTCGGTGCAAGTCCCAGAAATGTATCAATGTTATTGTCTAAGTCTGTAGCCTGTTCAACAGTCATCTCTCCTAGTGGAATATTGGCAAAGTTGTTGTACACTTCTTCAGCATATTCACCAAGTAACCCGTGAAACTGTGTACGATTAGCAACATTCTTTATAGTAGGATTATTCTTTATCTTAGTAATGAACTGCACAATCTCACTATTAGATAGCTTTGAAAGGCCAGGGACAAATTTACTCAATGCTTCTTTCGCCATTTTGCCACCACCGGCGAACGCATTAAAGACCATTTCCGACTGATTTTCGAGGAAATTAGAGACAGCTGATTTACCCAAGGCCTCGCCCACCTCCATGCCATTCTCACGGCCTGCATACTTAATCTCACCATCTTCTACTGTCGCTTGAACATCACCAATCATCCGTTCGTTGGTTCCAGAAGCTACGCGACCTATACTTGAAGTAGCTGTCATCCCGGCAGCGGCTGCGGCATCACCGACCAATCGGCCCGCAACCCTTGCCGCATTACTTGTTGCTACACGGCCAAAGCGTTTCAAACCATGTTTCAGCAAACCTTTTGCTAATGCATTGCCGGAAGAAGAAACTGGATTAACAGCAAATTCCAGCATGAAAGGAATACTTTGAGCCGTCGTACTACCAGCTTTATAACCTCTACTCATATCAGAAGAGAAGTAAGCCTGTGTAGCCATGTTTACAGCCGCAGCATCAAGCAACTTCGATTCTTCCGGAGAGAGTTCTTCCCCACTCTCTTCTTTCTCAATCGCCTTTCTGAGCAAACCGGAATATGCCGTATCTGTAAGTCCCATGGTCCAGTTGTCTGTATCCATAAACTTATCTTTGAAACCTCTACCAAGTGAAGAGAAAAAGCCAGTATCGCCTTTCTTTGCCTCTTCTACAAGCTTATTAGCATCATCAAGTAAGTTCTTTGCTGCATGGAGCGATGTATAACGGTCCTGTGTCTCTTTATTCTCATCATTGCCAAACCTTTGTGCGGAACCAACGGCAGAAGAAGGTATGAAAGCGGAACCGGCAGGCATAGGTACCGGCTCTCTCTCTTTGTTCAATTCACTATCAATCTCACCCAACTGACCACTGATATAATTCGAGAAGAAATCTTTTTCATCATTCTTCCTTTTCTCTATTGCGGCACTGTATTGTTTCGATTGTTCTTCCGGAGTCATCTGTTGATAATCTGCATAGGGCACACCAAATATCATTGTTTCCTCACCTTTACCCTCAACGTATGGAGATTTCGGACGTGGTTGTGGCTGTTGCAATTGTTGTTGTCCTGGATGAGGAACAGTAACAGCTGGTATCTGACTATTACTCATTGCTTTGTCAAAAGCATCATAATCACCAATATCCACACCTTTACTTTTTGCAGTATTATACAACCAGTCTTTATTTGCATCTACATTTTTATCAAATTCCTCATAGGCGCCCATTTGAACGCCTTTGTTCGTAAGTACATCATAAAGCCACTTACGATTTTCATTCATGTTTACTTCAGCCATGGTGCTTTATTATTGGATGATTGATTGTTACTAATCCACGGGGCTACTTCCTTTTTATCTGTTGCCCCTCCTAACTTAAACCCTCTACTTTTAAGCTCCTCGGCTGGTATCATACCATTCTGCAATGCGTAGGCAGCAGCAGCTTGCCAATCAGTCTTTGTCTTTGTGATATTTCCCATATTGTCTCTTTCATGAGAAAGGAACGGAGCTAAATCTTCCTCTCCCATCCCAGAGCCAAGTACAATTTGCTGGGCCTCATTTGGGGTGAGCCTCGTATTACGAGTATAGACATTACCATCACCACCAATAGCACTATCCACAATCTTGGAATTATTGCTATTCTCTTTAGTTTCAATCTCGTTTAATCTATACTTATGGTTGAGTGCAGCAAGCTCTTTCGCATCCTTGGCTCTGGCTGCTTGTTGTGACAAAGCCTGTTTTCCTTTGGCATCCAGCATTCCTACTTGGAAGGCTTGATCTATTTGTTTTAAAGTTAAATCACGCTGATATTTGAACTCCATAGACGCTTTTGCAGCCTCTTGCTGACGTTTATATAGGTCTTCCGCACGTTTACCTTCATAGTCCTTAAAAATCATGGAGAGAGACTTATTTTGAAAATCTGCATCATTCGCACGTTTAGCATCCCGGATACGCTGCAAGCGTTCGTTATACTTAGGTACCTGCGAATTTATCGGAGCGAATTGCCGGGCCCCCTTTGAAGAGGCGAACATTTGGCCGCCCAAATTTGCAATGTCTCCCAACAAAGAAAGAGCACGTTCACGTCGAGTTACCTTCTCTTCTTTTTCAAGATCCGGCTTCTGGTAGAAGTCCTTGAAAAAGCCATAAAGACCTTTCTGACCAATCGCATCAGCATAATTGGGCTGTTTGGGGGTAGCAGGTCTTATTTCAGAAACTTTATGTCCTTCAGGTACTACCGGAGCTACAACTTCATCCATCGAAGCCGGAGCCGGTTTATTAAGATATTCCAGTAATGCCATATGTTTACCCTTTCTTATCCAATAAGCTCAGAGCTGAGCTAATTAACGATCCACTGTTACCCAATAACTGCGTACCACCCGCTTCGTTTGCCTGTAGTTGAGCCATCTGTTGCTGCATTAATGCATTCTCGTTGGCCTGATTCTGAGCATCGACCTGCCTCTTTATCGCATCACCACGAGTAGCAAGATTTCCAACGACTTCTCCCATCATCTTCTGATCATTTTCCTGTTGAGCAAGCACAGCCTCCGGAGTGCCACCTGTAACAGCGGCAGTTGCTTGTGCTTCTTGATTTCTACGACGCAATGTATCTTCCACTCTCTTTATAGCAGACTGAGCCTCTTTACTATCTAAGTAGTTCTGGTAGTAGTTACGGTTATACCAAGCCTCATTCTTATTACGCTGTTGGTTAAGCATCTGCTGTTGGGCATTGGCTGCTTTTGCCGCCTTGCTTGCTCCCATTACTCCGCCAATCAAACTGGCACCTATTCCAATTGCAGTTCCTATCATAATAGCTATTTTTTTAAGAGCAAAAAAAAGGATTTATCGCCATATCATAGTTGCGCTTTTACAACAATAATATGCTGTATTACAATTATATTTGTGATTTAATTAAATTATCACTTAAACAATTACAATCCACATGAAGAAACTCATAAAGAAAAAGAAGAACTCATACACTGAAGAAGAAAAGATACAGGCTGTAAGACTATTGAAGGAAAACAACTTCAATCATTACCTCACAGCCGCTCAAACTGGTGTGTCTATCTCATCTCTACATAACTGGTCTGCCCGATACATGAACGACATTGATAACACCAATAAGGTACAGATAATAGCCGAAAGTGTAGAGTTGAATCTGGCAAGGGTAAAAACCAACTTTATCAATAAACACTATGCCAAAATGAATGAGCTTGCTGAGGAAGCTGTCAAGAAAGCGATAGACCTTGTAAAAGATGAAACAGACCTCAATAAGGTCAACAACACAATAAAGGTTATTTCTGACTTTTTTAGTAAGATGTCAGATGAAGGAGAAGAAGGAGAAAAGAAAGGCGATAGTTATAATCTAATCCAACAGACAATTATAGCATGCAATTCGATGAATCAAAAATAATAATAGTACCTTCGCTGCAGGGAAACTACTTCTCAAAAAACTGGGCAAGTATGCCGGATATTGTTAATATCCCTTTATCAGCTCTTATTTCCAATTGGGTAGAAAAGCTTAAGACAGTCGAATAAACAGCCTTTTTCTTTGCCTTTTCTCTGTTATAATTTACCTTTGCAACAAAAACAATATGAAATTTAAGTATGACGAAGAAAGCGTGAATACCCTAATGAAATGGGCTGAGAGCGCACAGCTACCCAAAGAGGTAGTACTTAGTGAAGCTGAACATATTACTGACACCAGTATTTATGTTCGTGCTAATATCAACGATATTAAACAGCACTACCCGGACGCTTTCTATAATGCGTCAATAGATAGATTGTATCGTTTAAAAATATTTATAGAAGAATTATAATAATTGTCCTATTTTAAATTTATAATATTATGAATAACATTGATAAAGTATTTATTATACAGTGGGTTGGTCCATTCTTTACTTTGGAAGAACTGAAAGAATGGGAAATTGAGAATATAGATTGCAAAAGCAATTTATATATGTTTACAGGAAAAGAATATCGTCATAGAACAGTATCAGATTATGTTGGTATTACAGAACAAGAATATGTCTATAAAAGATTGAATAATAATCATGGGAAATTTAATAAAATATCCAAAGACCTAAATATTTGGGTTGGCCATTTTTCTTGTTCAGATCATGCAACACGTGAGAATATATCCATAGTTGAGACATTATTAATTTCTAGTTGGCAACCAAATTTGAATGAGAGAAAGAAGATATATTATCCCTATAGTAGTATTTGCGTAATTAACCAATGGTATAAGCCCAACTGCTGCCAATATAGTAATCGCATATATTCAGCACAAGATATGCAGGATGTTATTATATATAATAGAGATACAGAGGAGGTTTGGGGTGCAGACCGATTAAAGAAGCTACCCTACTAAAACATAAACAGAAAGGGATGATAAAACAAATTGTCCCTTTTTTATGCTCTCTGTAATATGGTTTCATCTGTTGGCGCTTTCTTGATAAAATCGCTCTGAATAATGTATGCGTCCATCAGATTTGCGTCATAGGGCTTTAATAAAGATGATATTTCAACCTTTGATAGATCGGATTTCAACCATCTTTCTTCATCCTCTGGAGATAAGATTACCGGCATACGGTGCTTAGTATTGTGGATGTAATCAGTCAAAGGATTAGTATCTGTGGTAATGATGGAAAATGTAGTATGCTGCATTCCTGTTTCTTTGTCTAACCAGATATCATATAACCCGGCCATAGAGAAAATAGGCTCATCTTTCAGGTAGATATAATAGGGTATCTTCTTACTTCCCTCATGTCTCCATTCAAAGTAACCAGTTGATGGTACGATACAACGTTTCTTCATTATCGGCTCTCGAAATGAGGGCTTATCGAATATTGTGTCGGCCCGGGCATTAAGAGTCATTCTCCGGATCTCGTCAGCATTAGTTTCGCCTTTCGTCCAGAATGGTATTAATCCCCAATTGAAAACCTGAACTTCATCACTCTTTGTGATTATTGGGTATTTTGGAAAGTTGAAAGCATTAACATGATATTGCTCATTGAGAATGTCTTGGTATATCTCAACTACATCCGACTTCCGGCCATATCGAGCAGCCAGTTTGATTGCCTTAGCACTCATGGAATTATGGAAACACATAGCTTACTTACATTTGACGATTATTACTTCATTGATATCAGTAGTATAACATTGAGATAGTTGTTCTTGTTTAAGTTTCCAATCTCTTCCTGAACCCTGTACTGCAAGTTTGACATGATGCTGAAACTTTCCATTAATCTTATCTACTACTTGCATTAGTCTTTCTCGTTTTTCCCGATCAACAGAATCAAAGAGTCCCAATTGTACATTATCAGTTATTTCAGTAATGATAACCCCTGCTTTTTTGTATTGGTATCCAGGAAGGAAAATTCTGCTTAATTCCTCCAGTGCATAATGCACTATCTCTAATGTATCAGAGGTAGGAATCGGCAATTGTATAATGGTATTCTTCCAATACTGGGGAAGATCTTCCCGGAAGTTATTTGTATGGATGAAAACCATGAGTGACTGGGCAAAAGATTTCTGTTCCCGAAGCTTTCGCGCACAAGTGGAGGCATGAGTTGCTATAGCCTCTGATATGGTATCAATATCTTCTACCATTTTACCGAAAGAGCGGCTGGTGCATATTTGTTTTTTAGCTGGTGGTGCCGTTTCCATATCAATGCAAGATATTCCTCTCAGTTCTTTCCAGGTACGTTCACCTACAACGGTCATATTCTTTCTAACCCATGAACCGGGCAGTTGTGTAAAATCAAAAGCTGTTTTTACGCCTCGTTTTTCCAGTTTTGCCGCTTGTCGGCGACCAATTCCCCATACATCGCCTATTTCAAACAGTTTTAATGCCCTAACTCTCTTTTCTTCGGTGTCAATGATACATAGCCGGTTGTAAGCCGGGTACTTCTTTGCAAATTTGTTTGCCATCTTTGCAAGTGTTTTAGTTGGTGCAATGCCAATACTTACAGGTATACCAGTACCACGAGATACTTTCCGTACAATGTTTGCTCCGAGTGATTGCAGGTCTTTAATTCCCGCCAGGTTGAGAAATGCTTCGTCAATAGAATAGACTTCAATTTCAGGCGCCATGTCAGCTAACAGTGACATAACACGCCCAGACATGTCACCATATAGGATATAATTTGAAGAGAACACGGCAATATCATATTGCTTTACCAAGTCGTTTATCTGATAAGCCGGAACTCCCATCTTAATACCTAATGCTTTTGCTTCATTAGAGCGTGCAATAACACATCCATCATTATTACTTAGTACAATGACAGGCTTTCCATTCAGTGAGGGATTGAAAGCTCTCTCACATGATGCGTAAAAGTTATTGCAATCTACAAGACCGTACATTAACGTCTCCTCCGATTTTTCTTTATTGTGTGAGTTACAATTCCCCAAACTACAAATTCGTTTTCGGGAGTGACTTTAATTAGGGGATAGTTAGAATTTGAAGGGACAAGCCAAGCGGCATCTTTTTCTAATCGTACCCGCTTGAGGGTATATTCGCCATCAACATAGCAAATAGCAAGGTCATCGTCCAGCAATTCCAACGATCTATCTACAACAAGAATGTCACCGTCTTCTATGCCTTCATCACGCATAGAATCGCCTGCTACACGTGCATAGAAAGTTGTTGCTGGATGATTAACTATTTCTTTATTTAGGTCTATAGCTTCTTTCAGATAGTCTTGTGCCGGGCTGGGAAATCCTGCACGAACCCCTTCGTCTGCATAGGGTAATGGCAGACTTGAGGAAATGTCAATCTTATGTATTTCTATGTTCCTTTTCATTGTGGCAAATAAACAAAGAAACCTTTTATATAGTTGCCAGTATTTGTATTTTTTACATTCTATTCAGTTAAAAACCTTTCCCTTTCATTCTTTCATAAATAGCTACCTGGTCCTTATCCACATTTTCCACCCGGAACTGTACCATACATCTATTCGGAATATCATCAGGGAGTTGCCCAACTAATGAAGCGATAACTTCTTCTTTATTATTAAACCCAATATCACAAAGTGAGGCTATCTTTCTTCCACGGAAGAAAGCTTCTCCCCTAACCTGGTATTTAGGAGAAATTCTCAAATCCATACCACCTTCCTCTCCTTTCTTTTCTTCTTCCGGTGCAGAAAAAAACAAGAAATCAACAACTTTCTGATTCAAAGTTGAAATAGGAGAATAATCAGGTTTTATATACCCTTGTGTCACCTTGTGAGCAGACGAATGATTCATTGCAAAGCCTACTTCTTCAAGAGTTGCACCACAGTTATTTTGTGCTACAGTCCCCCACGTATGCCGAAAAGTATAACAGCAATATTGTTCCCCCTTTTGCATCCCCAGACTTTTTTCACATAGAATTCTTATACCGATATTCACATTAGCGTTAAAACTGTCTTCACCACTATATCTCTCCGCAAACATGAATAAATAGGGACTATCCTGCCTAGCCTTGTACTTATCAAAAAGCGGCATCAATATATCAGGAAGTTTAATTTCAAGATAAGCATGATCGCGACGGAACTTCATTGTCTTGCGCCTATTATAGTGTATAATGCCATCTCTCAGATCTGCCTTTTTTAAATGGTACAGATCAACCGTATTAATTCCTGCAAGGCACATTATCATCATTGCCACATCTCTACCAAGTTCTGGGACGGACAACTTATAGTTGCTTTCCGGTATTGCGGCAGAGAAGAACTCTCTGACCTTTTCAGGATCAATCGCACGCTTTTCAGGTACATCAGCAGCAGGTATTTTCACCTTCAGCCATGGATTTGTTTTTATCCTTATAAGCCCACGGTCATAATCGTTATACTCAAGTATGGCAGCTTTAAATATTTGTCGAATACAGATTGGGTACATCTCTTTAGCTCTTGCACTTGACAGTAGAGATTGTATCCATCCATCAACAAAGTTAGTTGTGAACCGAGAGAACATTAGCTTGTTTGTTCCGGCATAACGCTCTAAATGTTGATAAGCTAATTCATAGTTCCGGGCATTCCGTTCCTGCCCATTCTTCGCCATCTCAAATTTATATTTGCGAGCATAATCAGAGAAGCAAATATCTTCATCTATCTGCTGGAGAAAGTCTACTACATCATTAATAGTCCACTTCTCCGTATCAACCTTGTTAAGCCGATCAATAAATTCCGTTATCTTATCAATACAGTACTTCAGGACAAAAGTATCTTTCACATCACCGGCAGCACTCAATCCCTTGGAGTCTATCAATTTGTCGGTTTTAATATAGGCAGACTTCCGGTTATGAGTCACACGAATATATACCGGATAGAAGCCATCTTTTCTCTGTTTCTGAACACAAGTTTTAAAAGTTGCCATAATTATATTGATTTACAGTTTAATACATACTCTAAACATGTTCTAAACTCATGCACAAAAATACGAAACAGTTTCTAAACACTTCCAACTATTAGGCATATTTTTCGTGCATTTCGTCAATAAAACAAAATAGGCTACACAACCCTCACAAAAGGGTTATATAGCCTATTATCAATTACTTACGGGTTATTATTCCGTTATTTCAAGTCTTCAATAGCCGCCTGAGCCGCCGCTAACCGTGCTATAGGCACTCTGAACGGAGAACAGCTCACATAATTCAAACCAACTTTATGGCAGAACTTCACAGAAGAAGGCT